GCCTAACTTGATCGCTTACGATATTTGTGGCGTTCAACCTATGACTGGTCCTACTGGTCTTATCTTCGCAATGCGTTCACGTTATGGTTCTCAGTCTGGTACAGAGTCAATGTTCGATGAAGCTAACACTTCATGGAGTAGTTCTGCTGCTGGTAACAATGTGTCGTCTTTCGTTGCAAACGGTGCTGCTGGAACTGCTCAATCTGGAACTGATCCTGCTGACCGTGCATCAGGTTCTGGTTACTCAGTATCTACTGGTATGGCCACTTCTTCTGCTGAAGGATTAGGTTCTGATGCTGCTAACGCATTCCAAGAAATGGCATTCTCAATTGAGAAACTTTCTGTAACTGCCGTTTCTCGTGCATTAAAAGCTGAATACACTATGGAACTTGCTCAAGATCTTAAAGCAATCCATGGCTTAGATGCTGAAAACGAATTGTCTAATATTCTTTCTTCAGAAATTCTTGCTGAGATTAACCGTGAAGTAGTTCGTACTATTAACTATACTGCTGCTCCTGGTGCTCAAACAAATACAACAACTGCTGGAACTTTTGATTTAGATACTGATTCTAATGGTCGTTGGTCTGTTGAGAAATTCAAAGGATTGATGTTCCAAATCGAACGTGATGCAAATGCAATTGCCAAGGTAACTCGTCGTGGTAAAGGTAATATCATGATCACTTCTTCTGACGTAGCTTCGGCTCTACAGATGTGTGGTGTTCTTGATTATACTCCTGCATTGTCTAACAACTTGCAAGTTGATGATTCTGGTAACACCTTTGCTGGTGTATTGAATGGTCGGATTAAAGTTTATATTGATCCATATTTCTCTGACGCATCTAACCAATATTATACAATTGGTTATAAAGGTTCGTCTTCTTTTGATGCTGGCTTGTTCTATTGCCCATATGTTCCATTACAAATGGTGCGTGCTGTTGGCGAACAAACTTTCCAACCTAAAATTGGTTTCAAAACTCGCTATGGCATAGCTGCGAACCCATTTGCTACATCTGCTGCTGATGGTAGTGTAGGAGTTGGTTTGAATGGTCAAACGGCTAACCAATACTATCGTTTAGTTAAAGTTTCAAACTTAATGTAGTATTAAAGAAAAAGAATGGGGTTAACCCATCATTTTAAAGGGCACTTCGGTGCCCTTTTTTTTGCCCTAAATATGTAATACAGGAGGGTATAATATGTCACAAAGAACCACCGAACCGGATAATAAGAATTTTCTGTCACCTATTGGATTCCAATTCTCGCTACAGAAACTTCCGCATGTCAATTATTTCTGCACTACCGCATCTGTTCCCGATATGTCTCTGAGTACAGTTGATACTCTGAACACACCATTTAGCCTTACACCAGAACCAGGAGATAAGCTAACTTTTGGTGATCTGACATTAAATTTTCGTATTGATGAAGATTTAAAGAACTATCGTGAAATCTACGATTGGATGACTAGCATTGGGTATCCTGATAACTTTGGTCAACGTGTAGGATTGCAAAGAGCGAGTTTCACTGAGGGTGAAACTATGTTTTCGGATGCGTCATTAATTATAATGACAAATCAATACAAACCAAATATTGAAGTTAAGTTTATCGACATGTTTCCTAATACACTATCATCTCTTGAATTTAATATTGGTCAGACTGATGTTGAATATTTACAGGGAGAAGTTTCTTTTAAATATAGAAAGTATAACTTGACTACAATCACATAATATAGTATAATAGTAGTGATATTAATGTATATGATGGTTGTTAATTATGAACATAGAAGAAATTGTTTCCTATTGGGATAAAGATTCGAAAATTGATGAAACAGAATTGGGTGGAGAAGCAATAAAAATTCCAAAACTCCACAACAAATATCTTAAAATATATATGGGAGAACGTGTATCTCTTTTTAAGATGAAAGGTAGGAGAAATAAACTCAAGAAAGTTCTGGTTGAGTATTATTTGGGGGAATTAGATAGAGATGAATTGGAAGAATTGGATAGAGATCCATTTTATAAAAAGCTTCTTAAAAACGAAGTAGAAAATTATATTGAATCTGATGATCTTTATATCGAAACAAATTTAAAGGTGGCGATGCAACAAGAAAAGGTTGATTATTTGGATTCTATAATAAAAAGTCTTAACAGTAGAAATTTTCAAATAAAATCAGCATTAGATTGGTTGCGTTTCACTCAAGGGAATATGATATCATAATGGAAACTATTGACGTATATAAAAAGGATGAAATTTACCTAAGAATAGATTGTGATAGGGGAATATCCATGGAACTATCACAATATTTTGAGTTTGATGTTCCTGGTGCTAAGTTTATGCCCGCATACCGCAACCGAATGTGGGATGGGAAGATACGCCTTTTCAATATAAATACTCGTCAAGTCTATGTTGGATTAATTGAACATATAAGAGGGTTTGCCAAGGAACGTAATTATAAACTCAATATTCATGATGGGATACTTGATACTGAAGATATATCTACTAATGTATTAGAAAAGTTCCTTAAAGAAAAAGACTACACTCCACGCGACTATCAAACTAGAGCAGTCGCTCACGCCATCCGCAATCATCGTGCTCTTATCTTATCACCTACAGCTAGTGGTAAATCCTTTATTATATATTCTCTGCTTAAATATTATTTAGATAGAAAACTTATTAGGAGAGCGTTAATTATTGTACCAACTACATCTTTGGTACAACAGATGAATACTGACTTCCATTCATATTCATCAGAGCCACAGTTCTATTATACTCTGTTAGTTGTAGCAGGTAAAGCAAAATTTATCCCTGAAGCGAAAATAATTATCTCAACATGGCAATCTATTTACAAGATGCCAAGTTCTTACTTCGACAATTTCGATTTGATTATAGGGGATGAAGCTCACTTGTTTAAGGCAAATTCTCTAACCAAAATTATGGAAAAGTTGCCCAACTGTAAATATAGATTCGGGTTTACAGGAACGTTAGATGATATTCAGACCAACAAGCTTGTACTTGAGGGTCTATTTGGTCCTGTTATGAGAGTCATACAAACCAAAGAATTGATTGATTCTGGTCATCTCGCTGACTTCAGGATAAAGGCACTTGTTTTAAAATATCCACCAGAAGTCTGCAGAGAAATAGTTAAGTTGAACTACCAAGATGAAATGGACTATCTAGTGAGCAACAAAACAAGAAATAACTTCATAAAAAACTTGACTTTGAGCCGAAAAGGTAATATACTATTACTATTCCAAATGGTAGAAAAGCACGGTCGTATCTTATACGACATAATAAAAAATGAAGTAGAGGAGAATAGACATGTCTTTTTTGTCCACGGTGGCATCGATGCTGATCACCGAGAAGAAATTAGAAAAATTACTGAAGGAGAGCGGGATGCCATTATCATCGCATCGTACGGAACGTTCAGTACTGGGGTCAATATACGCAATCTTCATAACGTTATATTTGGGAGTCCTTCTAAGTCTAGGATACGTAACCTACAAAGTATCGGACGTGGTTTACGCAAAGGTGACAACAAGTCAACCGCAACACTCTACGACATAGCCGATGATCTTAGCTATAAGTCTAAAAGTAATTATACACTAAAACATTTTGCGATAAGAATTAAGATGTATAATGAAGAAGAGTTTGATTACAAAATATATAACATCAAGCTAAGGAAATAACATATGCCAGTACAAATACTCAAACTTACAAATGGTGAAACTGTTATGGCTGATGTAGTTGATGTTGTAGATAAAGTGGTTACATTATTGAATCCAGTGGAACTCAAATTAGAACCTACACCTAAACCCAGCAATAGGATCAATATGATTGCATACCAATGGTTACCTATGGTTAAGGGTAAAAATCTAATGTATATTAGCGAATCACACATAATTGCTATTTCGCATGCATCCAATTATATGGTGGACTACTACAAAGAGTCTGTGGACGGAATAATATTTCCAGAAAAGGTGCAGGCACAGCAAATGAAAGAAATATTAGAAGAATATGAAGATCTATCAAATAATGAAGTAATATACCATTGAGGTGAAGTAAATGACTAAAAAAAGTACCACGCCACATTATGTGAACAATAAAAAGTTCTTGGAAGCAATGACAGAATTCAGAACTTCTGTTATTGAAGCAAAGGAACGTATTGAAGATCGACCTGTAGTTCCGGTATACATAGCTGAATGTATAATGAGTATAGCAACTCGGCTATCTTATAGACCAAATTTTGTGAATTACACCTTTCGTGATGAAATGGTGTGTGATGGGATAGAAAATTGTCTTCAATATATCGACAATTTTAATCCTGAGAAATCTAGCAACCCTTTCGCATATTTTACTCAAATTATCTACTATGCTTTTTTGCGTAGAATACAGAAGGAAAAGAAATACCTTTATGTGAAGTACAAAGCAACAGAACGAGCTAATCTTTTAGGGCAAACTTCTGATCGACAAAATCATGATACATCTGCAGCATATGGAGATGAAATTAAACAAAGTGCAGGGTCGCAAGAATATATGAATGAATTTATCCAAAATTATGAGGACACTATTCTCCGTAAAAAGAAGTGTAAAGTGGTTAGTGAAGAATGAAAATTGCTTTAATTACAGATACGCATTTCGGTGCTAGAAATGATAATATTGATTTTTTAAATTATTTTGAGAGGTTTTACAATGAAATTTTCTTCCCTACAATCATATCAGAAAGGATTGACACTATTATTCATTTGGGTGATATTGTCGATCGCCGGAAATATATTTCTTATATAACATTACGGCGAATGAAGGACATGTTCATCGACAAATGCAACGAACATGGCATTAGTCTTCATGTCCTTATCGGCAACCATGATGTTCCCTATAAGAACACCAATGATGTTAATAGTATGAATGAGTTATTCAATGGCTCTCATGTAAACTACTATTCCGAACCAACTACCGTTGATTTTGGTGGACAACCAATATTACTTATGCCATGGATTAACGCACAGAATTATGATACAGCTGTATCTACCATGGATGACACCCCAGCCCAAGTTATGATGTCGCATTTAGAAGTGTGTGGTGCTTTTATGGATCGTGGAACTAAGAGCGAACATGGCATGGATGTTGATACATTTAAAAGATTCGAGACGGTATATTCGGGGCATTTCCACCATAAGAACAAAATAGGTAATGTGCAATACTTGGGTGCTCCTTATGAAATGACATGGATCGATTATCAAGATACTAAAGGATTTCACATCTATGATACCGAAACTCGTGAAGTTGAGTTTGTTCGTAACCCATACTCCATCTTCCATAAAATATTTTATAATGATGCTGACAAAACCGTTAAAGAACTTGTCGATGATGTTGATGTCGATATATATGCTAATGTATATGTCAAAGTTATAAAAATTAACTGTGACAACCCTTACTGGTTTGATTTATTCATGGATAAACTCTATAAATCAAACCCAGTGCAGATTCAGGTTGTCGATGATAATTTGAATCTTAATTTGAAAAGTGAAGATGAACTTGTCGATGAAGCTGAGGACACCTTGACTATTATGAGCAAGTATATCGATAAGATGTCTGGAAATATTCCCAAAAAAAAGCTTGACTTTTTGATGAGATCGTTATATAATGAAGCTATAACATTAAATTTATGATAGTTACAGAATCTGCAAAGGCGCAATTTAAAGAAATTGGTGGTATTATACGATATTCTTTACATGGTGGAGGGTGTTCTGGTCTTATTGGAAAATGGGAAACTGTTGATAAGATCGACAATAAAATTGATGTTATAGTATGGCGAGCATGCAAACCAGGAACGATGGGCGGTGAAGCTGCGGAACAAGAAGAATGCCTTATTATATTTATTATGGATGAATTTACTTTAAATTATATGAAAGATGCAACCATTGATTATACCGGAGGTCCTTTTTCTCCTGCATTTAAGATAGATGTCCCATCGATGGGGTCTTGCGGTTGCGGTGAATCTTTTATGCTTACAGAATAGAGGTGATTATGGAAATTCATGATATATTCCCGACCAAGGTGTTGGTAAACGAAAACCCAAAGTTAGATATCAATAAACAAGAAATGATGAAAGATATTGATGATATTATACTTGATGGGAAACATATGTGTGCGCCTTCGTACCAATGTCAAAAAATATTGTTTCAACATTGGCAAAAACATTGGTCTGTGAATTGGGAAAACTTGATGAATTCCTTTAAAAGCCATGTGGACACATATTTATCGATGGCGAGAGAATCATATGGTCCTCCAGAATTGTATACAATTGCCTATACTGAGGCATGGTTTTATCGTAAGGATATGGAAAACCGAAATAATACATATGATAATAACCCTGTTCACAATCATTTTCCCTCACAGGTTGTTGGGGTATATTATCTAGATAATCCTGGATGTGATGGAACCACATTATACAATCCTTGTAATCTTATGCATAACCATTCGTCAGAACAATCGATGGCAGTATGTAGTGGCGGTTGGGTCATTTTCCCAGGATGGATCCAGCATAACACTAGCTATAGTGCAATCGCAGGTGGTTTAGGAAGGACAGTGATATCATGTAATGCATACTTGAAAGTAGTTAACTGATGTTATATTTTGAAAAGATCAGGTGGAAGAATTTCCTCTCAACAGGCAACGTGTTCACTGAGATACAATTGAACCGATCTCCAAGTACAGTCGTTGTTGGGGAAAATGGTGCTGGAAAGTCAACCATGCTAGATGCACTAACCTTTGTATTATTCAATAAACCGTTTCGTAATATTAAGAAGGGACAATTAGCAAATAGTGTAAACAAGCGTGATTGCCTTACTGAAATTGAATTCAAGTATGGATCTAATCAATACAAGATTCGTCGTGGTATATATCCCACGGTGTTTGAAATCTTTAAGAATGGTGAATTAATAGACCAGCCAGGATTATCTAAAGATTATCAGGCGATTCTAGAAGACACCATCCTAAAACTAAACTATAAATCTTTCAC